AAAAGCTCACCCGTTCTCGCCGCCGTTCCCAATTCCCCAACGCAACACAGTACAAATCACACTGCACCACACCGCGCACCAACACTATGCGCATTACAGTACATTGTGCAATTTGTACAAATATAAAGTGGCGGATTTGTGCAATATTTTTCTGAAAATCTATTGACAAATAACAGTGCATATGTTATACTATAATCACAAAGAGGAAATAAACCAAAACGAATAGCAAAGGAGAACAAAAATGAAATTATCAAAAGCCCATTCTTATTATGAACGTTATCTTTACGTGGTCCGCAACTATGGCTATCGCACAGTTAACCTATGTTACAAAGCGCCCTCGCCTCGTAAAATCAATGCAGAAGCAATAATTGCTACAGAACTGTATAGAAAGGGCGGATATGGTTACACAGTAATTAGCTATAATGCACAAATGTTCACATGCGGTTATCTCTATCAGCACAATGGCGCAACATACTTTGTCATTCATACGCCTACCGACCGCGAAGTGATGTTAGTAAAGGGGGAGTAACCATGTTAGCATTACAAATAGGCATAGTGGCAATTGTAGGGGCTGCTATTGGGGGGCTACTTCTCACCTTGTACAACGCGCATCGGCTCATCAAAGCAGCAGACCGCAGACACGACGAAAATATACAACGTAGCATAGCGCGTATTAACCGCGCCCGTAGGCAGATAGAGCGTGAACGGATAGACGCAATTATACGAGAAATGGAGAGTTTTTCATGAAAATTGTTCATTTGTGTGCGCGTAGCGTAGCGCGTTTATGCCGTCTCGGCTGGCATGACACATGGCGTTATAGATATGAATATGTAGCCTTTACACACAGCATTGAAAGGGGGCAACAATATATAACCGCTAAACGTTATCGGCTGCTAGATATAGCCCGGCGTGACTACGATACTTTTGAAGTTGTTAAAGTCTACTGGTGATTAATCACGAATTTTTCAAAAAAGGGGGTTGACAAATCGCTTAATCTGTGATATCCTATAATCACAAAGTTAATAAGGGCGCGGCTTTGTGGTTCTTCCTGTTCCCACCGTTCTGTATAGCATTCTCTAAGCGCCCTGTTTATATGCGGCAATAGTGTACGTTGGTGCAAATCCAGCAGCCGCAATATCAAAAATCTATATTATAAAGGAGACTAACACAATGGCAAGAAACACAATCACACGCACAATGAAAACCACGCATGCAACTGTAATGGTTGTAGACACAGAGACAGCAGAGGTTAGCAACCTGACGTTCGACCTGCCCGGCACGTTCAAGGATGACGGCGCAACGCTCAAGGCAATTGCAAAAGTCGCAGATGTACCCACAACCACTAAAATTGTCGCCGTCGTAGACCGCGAAGTCTCGGAGCAGCTTTATGCGATATCCGAAGAGGACTTCCTCAAGTACGCGCATCCCGTCGTAAAAGCCAATAACGAAAACTAATTGAAAAGGAGAACTACAATGAACTACGAAGTAAAAATCAGCGAATGCAGCAAAGACCTTAAAGCCCGTGAGCGCCTTTTCGTAAAAGACACGTCAGACGCAATCAAGCTTGACGAAGCAACCGCAGAGGGCGAAATCATCATCACCCCGGCATATTATGCAATCCTCGGCATACACAACGAAAAAGCAGATGATGTTGATTATTCGACATATGTCGTCGTTGATATAGCTGGAAACAAGTTCGTAACTGGCAGCGACAGCTTTTTCAAATCGTTCCTCGAAATTTTCAATGAAATGTCCGGTGAGGACGAAGAATACAGCGTCAAGGTTTATCGCCTTGAAAGCAAAAATTATAAGGGTAAATCCTTTATCACCTGTTCAATAGTGAACGAATAAAAATCTTATTAAGCAACACGGATTAATAATCCGTGTTGCTTATGTAAAGGAAGTGGCGGACATGGCAAAAAGGAATAAACCAAAACGCCAAACACAGCGTGCAAAAAATATTGCAGCATGGAACAAAGAAGTAAAACGTATAACCCGTTGGAGCAACAAGCTTGCAAAAGAGGGGCTAATAGTAGATTTATCAACCATAGATTTATCTCCCCCGACTCGTATAACAAAGGCTAAGTTAAAGGCGCTCCAAGCTGTCCGGGGAAAGGCACTCTATTCTCATTTTAATGTATATGCGGGTGCATGGGAGACAGGCAGTCAGGCGCATGCACTAGCTCTTACGGGAATTGCTGTAGGCCAAAAAATAAGCCAGCAGCAAATAAAAACATATCGTAAAGCAACTCGTGAATATGTTGCGGATATAGACGAACAAAATAACCCGGATTTTAGCGCAGAGGATAACGCATACAATAACGCTGTAGCAAAACTTAGGCAAGGGCAAACACCGGAGTCGGAACGGGCACTAGCGCTGTTTATTGCGCACTCAGATGATGCCAACTTTAAACGCAATGTATTACGCGCAGAGGGCGAAGTTGTGGCTAACATAGATGTAATAGTCTATAATAGCAAGGCTATATACCGCGAGTCATCTTACAATGAGTTAATATCAATTGTTCTGCAACGCCCGTTATCACTACAAGAGTCCGAGCAATTATCGCACCAATGAGCAAAATACTAGTAGGGGACTTTGAAACGACAGTTTATAAAGGGCAGAAACGCACTGACGTTTGGGCGGCTGCTTTTGTTGAATTAGGAACAGAAGATGTGCAACTTTACGGAAACATATACGACGCATGGGAGTATTTGGTTTTGCTCAATCAAAAGTTGATTGTATACTTTCACAACTTAAAATTTGACGGTGCGTTCCTTTTGTCGTTCTTCCTGAAAGATAAACAGTTTAAACAAGCTTACAACATTCTTAACGAAGAACAGACTGACTATGAATTCTTATCTAATAAGGATATGCAAAATAACACGGTCAAATACTTAATTTCAGACCTCGGCCAATGGTACACTATAACAGTGAAAGTAAACAACAATATAATCGAGTTTCGTGATAGCCTAAAGCTACTCCCGTTTTCCGTTAAGGAGATAGGGCGAAGTTTCAAGACGAAGCATCAAAAACTTGATATTGAGTATGAGGGTTTACGTTATCCTAATTGCGAGATAAGCCCAAAAGAACAGGAATACATAAAGAACGATGTTCTAGTAGTAAAAGAAGCGCTTGAAATTATGCTTGCTGAGGGGCACGATAAATTGACCATAGGGGCGTGTTGTCTAAAAGAGTTTAAACAAGGCTTTGACCGATTTGAGTATCGGCGCTTCTTTCCTGACCTTAGCACACTTGAGTTAACAGAACGGTTTAAGTATCCTACAGTAGATGCCTACATTCGTAGAGCATATAAAGGGGGCTGGTGCTATGTTGTAAAAGGCAAAGCTCACAAGACCTATAGCAATGGCACAACGGCTGATGTAAACTCTCTTTATCCATCAATGATGAGCAGCGAAAGTGGCAATATATACCCATTCGGGCAACCGCATTTTTGGAATGGTAACTATATTCCAAATACTGCGCTGGATGGCAAGCACTATTATTTCATTCGCATCAAAACACGCTTTCGGATTAAACCCGGCTATCTCCCGTTTATTCAAATCAAAAATACATTCCGTTATCGCGGTAATGAATGTTTGGAAAGTAGCAGCTTAACCGACGCAGACGGGAGGGAAACACGGTTTTATACTGACGCTGACGGGATAACGCATGATACAAGTGTAGAGCTTACGTTAACCATGACGGACTGGAAGCTCATGCAAGAGCACTATTATTTATTCGATTGCGAAATATTAGATGGATGCTATTTTAGGGCAGCAGCGGGGTTTTTTGATGATTACATGGAAAAATACAAGAAAGAAAAGCAGACAAGCAAAGGTGCAAAACGTCAGCTTGCTAAGTTATTTTTAAATAATCTTTATGGCAAAATGGCTACTAGCACTAATAGCAGCTTTAAAGTCGCACGAGTGGACGAGAATGGAATACTTAAATTCCTTGTAGTTCCTCGGCATGATAAACACGCCGGGTACATCCCCATAGGTGCAGCTATAACTTCATATGCCCGTAACTTCACTATACGAGCAGCGCAAGCCAACTATCATGGCGTAGACAAACCCGGTTTTATTTATGCTGATACTGATAGCATACACTGCGACCTATCCCCCGGTGAAATCCAGGGCATTGCCGTACACCCAACAGATTTTTGTTGTTGGAAACTTGAAAGTGAATGGGATGTGGCGTACTTCACCCGTCAGAAAACCTATATCGAGCATGTTGTGAAGTCGGATGGCGTTCCTTGTGAACCACGTTATGATGTTCGCTGCGCTGGGATGAGTGAAATATGCAAAGCCCTTTTCTTGCACGCAATATCAGACAAAGCACCCGAGGCATTCCCAAGGTATAATGAGTTACCCGAAGAACAGCAACAATTTTTACAGAACAAATTAACGTTAACAGACTTTGACATCGGGTTAAAAATACCCGGCAAACTAACACCTAGGCAAATACCCGGTGGTGTGCTGTTAACTGAGACAACATATGAAATGAGGTAGACATACGGAAATTAAGAAATGCCCTTGTTGCGGGGCTGACGCGCAACTTTTAAGGGAGAGCGACTCGCAGTGGTATAGAGTAAAATGTAACGGTTATAGGTGCAATGTTATGACGCCTTTATGCTTTACAATAGATACCGCCGTAGAAATATGGAACAACCGTTATATTGAGCAGCCACAAAATGAACGAGTAAAATACGCTCTCATGCGCCTTGAAGAAAATGGATTTGAAGCCCGATGTGTGAATGACGCGCAGGGACTTATACATTGCTACGACAGAGACGGCGAATTGGTATGCTATTATGCTACCACGGGAAAGATACAGGGCAGCGACAAAAAGGGAATACTCCGCTTGCTTGATAGACTGAGAGGCTATAATGGCTAAATCAATCTGTTACGATTTTCGCACTGACATTCTGTTACATCAAAGCGACGTTCCGGCCCTACTAATCCCCCGTTTAGATAACGAATACATCTTACATCACAGAGCCAAACGCGCCGGGTATGTTCGTGAACGGTATGTGCTATTGCGCGCCTACTCAGGCCGCTTTGGCGTTGGGTACATCCTCGTGAGAAACGCAGGTCACGGGAACGTTTGGGTAGATTATTATATTAAAGGAGAATAAGATGAAGTTTATAAACAAATGGTTTGTAAGCCGTAAATACTACGACGAGCGTTGCGCATATTACCAAAATGCAATTAACGGGACGTTATTGCGCAATAAAAGCCTAGAGACAGAGATTACAGCCATTAGAAAAGATAATGCGGAACTTAAAGCAGAGATAAATCAGTTACGCTCAGCATTTAGTGAACTTAATCCCGAGGTGCATGATATTAGGTTCACTCTAGCTAAGTTAATCACCAACATGTCAGCTCTTGAGTATATAATGTCTCGCGTTAAGGGGGCGAGTAAATAAAGATGAATTGTTTTGAATGTTATGGCTCACGTACGGGCGTGTGCAAGAACACAGGCACGATATTTAGGGATAAGGAGTGCAAATATTATGTTGATAATTTCTCAGTCAGAGAGCATAAACAACTTAATCGGCGCAAGCGGAATGCTGACGGTGTACAAAGATGAATACGTTGGATTTACATTCGGGGGCATTCCCATATACCAAGGAGCATATCCTGATTGTAATCAACCAGTTAGAGTTGGAAAACCAACGCCTATTAAACCCGAATGCCGATAAGGTATTATCGCCGCATGAAATTTGTGATTTTGACCGGGAGTGTTATTATGCGCATATGTACGCTATTTCATATCTTAAAACGCTAAAGGATAATTTAGATGCATTGCAAGTTTTCTAATGATTGCTTTGCTTGTCCTCTCTCGGATTGCAAATTATCGACGCATCTTTCAATTGTGCATGTAAACGAACTTCCATATGATAAAGAGTACCCAAAAGAACTAAAAGCACAAATTATGCATCAAATAAAAGCTGATAGATAAAACAATACCCGGTACAAAAGTACCGGGTATTTTATATCTATAACACGAACTAATGACAAAGCGCTTAGCAATAGCGAGTAACGTAGCAGGCGGTTTCTTTCGCCCGTGCTTCCCTGTACGTTCAGTGTATTACATTCGTGCAGATATACGCTTAATATGATAATGCTTTTAGTATAGCATCTTTGCACCTAAGGTCTTTAAACCTAAAGCATCCCTTTTCAAAATAGAAACGCATATTGCTAATAAATAAATCATTCTTTTTCAGCATAACATAATTTACTTGATGGTCATCAGTGGTCACCGTTATTTTATACGGGAATGTCTCGTCAGCTTTATCGTCACAATAAATGATACCCATTTCAGCATATTCGCGTATCGAGTAGTCATTACCCATGTAACGCAATGTCCCTAGATATCGGCTGCTGCCTGTAGGTTTGTCAACGAAAGCCTTGTTATCATTCAGATACAAACCCTCATTAGAATAAGCAACATATTTGTTCTCAGCAAATGCCGCATGAAAACGGCTATTCTTTTGAGCTTGTGCCGCGCTGTTAACAAAACCCTGCTCAAGTACAAACCCATTGCCGCGCACAAATTTAGTCTTAGCGTCAAGCCTTGAGCAAATACCGAACTCAATATAGTAAGGATTAAGCAACGTAACAGGGTTTCCCATCATATAAACAGGTACATATCTCGAATGTGCACCCTGTCCTCGGGCTATACTGTCATGAATAGAGATAAATTTTTGAACCTCATTAGCGCAATAATGATTTGTTTCACTTTGGAACTCATCAAATAGAAACATATCTACGTCTGATAGCAGATGAGAATATTTCTTTATTTGGTCTGCCTGATTAAGAGCAACGGCGTAACCGCAGCTTTCCTCGTTGAGAAATAGCTCAGTGTACACGCCCTTAGCTCTCGGCTTAGAGGCCATAACATCATCGGGGAAAAACAAACCCTTAATGTCCTTAAAGAATTTATCGTGGCATTCTGACAGCTCATAATTGAACCGATAAATTAGGCAAAATTTGCGTATTTGCTTACGCTTATATCTATTGACTGCAAGCCTATTGAACCATGTGGTCTTACCGGCAGACCTATTAGAAGTACACATAAATATTTCAGGTGTACACCCGTCAAGGTCTTTCAAAGACAGTAGCTTTGTTCCGTCATAAAATTCTGACATAGTGGCGGATTTGTCACCCCTTTGTAATAAATTATCTCAAGTTTCTATTATTAATTATAGCATACCTATTGACAAATGTCAACCCTTTTGCTATAATTAAATAGAGGTGAAAAGCATGACTTTAGAGCAAATTTGTGAGTCTTTAAGGGTTGATATTGCGTCTCATAAAAAGCGCGTCGCTGAACTCACGCCACAACTAAATGATTTTGAACTAACTACAGGTGATAAGCAGCGCCTCTATAAGCGCATTACGCAGCTCAATTGGATGATATCAGAAATGCAACAAAGCCTTTACACCTTAGAACATTATTATGAGGAGTGATGTTATGCAGGTATATCCTGAACTTGCTAGTTGGGATGAGTTTTACCCAAGCGAAATATTTATTGCTATAGGTGCCACTGACGAAGCAGATGCCGTTTTCCCTATACTTAAAAAGGCTAATATTGGAGCCACCATTATTATAGGGGAGACGAACCCGAGAACGAAGAGTACAACGTACAAAAAGGTGGGGGACATTGAAGCTATTGCCGACATCCCTACAAGCATGGTTCTTTTAGGCCAAGTTGAATTAAGTGCTGGTGTGAATTAGGGGGTGAAAATATGGATGCAATAATTTCAATTATTTCAAGCGTGGGTTTTCCCATTGCAATGTGCCTTGTTCTTTTGTGGTATATCAATAAGAAAGATGAGCAGTATGTCAATCAGCTTACAGAAATGGAAAACGAACTGGACAGCGTTAAAATGGACACGACTAAAGCCCTAGTAGAAGTGAACACATCGCTAATGAATAACACGAGAGTTATTGAGCGAAATACCGAAGTGCTCAATAATCTTAGCAAAAAGTTAGGTGATTAAATGAAAGTCTATTTATCTCCGTCAGGGCAGACTTATAACAAGTATGCCTACGGCAACACTACAGAAGCAGACCAATGCGAAAAAATCGGTATGGCATGCGAGGAAGCACTCAAGCGCTCAGGAGTGATTGTTAAACGCGCTCCCAAAACTCAGCATACCGACGATAATGTAAAAGAGTCTAACGCATGGGGGGCTGATTATCACATATGCATTCACACCAATGCAATAGGTGGCGATAATAGCAAGCCAACTGCTGAGGGATGCGTTATCTTCACAGCAAAAGCCAATGTAAATTCTACGATGCCGCATACAATTCTTGACGAGCTGCAAACCTTGAAAGGAAAAAACTCGCCGTATGGGGTACGCGCACACAGCGGACTTTACGAAATTAACGCAACTCGGGCTAAGTGCATATACATCGAAGCAGAATTTCATGACAATGCTAAGCTTGCTAAATGGATTATTGAGAACACCGCCCAAATAGGTGAGGCCATAGCGAAAGGAGTGTGTAAAGCATTGGCCGTTGAGTATAAAGCAAAGGAAAAAGCCCTTGACCCTGAAATGGAAAAATATAAAGCCCTCGCCATTAAAAAGGGCGTTATAAAGGGTTATGGAAACGGCGAATACGGGTGGAAAGACCCGGTAACTAGAGAGCAGCTAATTACCATACTAGGCCGTCTAGATTTGATTTAATGGCTAGTTACCTATACTCGCCCTATGAAGCGCTAATATGGAAGCTGCTTTTTAATGAGTTTCACAACGCATTTGCGGTGGCCGGGATGATGGGGTGGATGAATGGTGAGAGTGGTCTATACCCGTACAGATGCGAAAAAGATTATACAGGGCATCCTTTTACCCCGTCAGCAACTATAACACGGCGCTTTGACCGCTTGGGGCTAAATGAAACTGGACAGTTTTCAGGTGACTATAATGGGGTATGGATTAATGATAATCTATATGCGCAATATTGGGTTGTAAATGGCCGACGTTATGGCGGCGGCTACGGCTTAGCGCAATGGACAGAAAGTTCTATAGGCTCACGAAAATCAAGGATGTATGAATACTGGAAAACGCGCTACAGAGCAGGAGACAGGTATTCAATAGGTGACGCTCATTTCCAAATTAAATGGCTTGTCCATGAAATGAAAACATGGTATTCTAGCACATATTCAGCATTAAAGCGTGTTAATGATGTTAGACGTGCTATGTATATTTTCGGACTCAATTATGAGGTTGGCGGGAATGTAGCGTGGACTAATCAAATTGTTGCAGACCGTATTTATTATGGCGTGAACCTATATAATAAATATTCAGGCGCAACGCCGGTTGAACCACCTGACCCCGGTATTCCTGTGCCGCCTGACCCTGACCCTAGCCCTGACCCTCAGCCACCTGCCCCCGGACAGCCTGATACAGCAAGAATGCCGTTATGGATGTTAATTGACTATAACAGATAGGAGACTATATGCCGAAACTTGAACGTGACGCTTTTATGGAACGCATAAAAGCAATTGTCGGTGAAGCGACAGACGATGATGCATTGTCGTTTATTGCCGATATGACAGACACCTATGACGGGCTTGCTCAGCCGTCAGATTGGGAAGAAAAATATAACACTGAGCATGCGGCGCATGAAGCGCTGAGAAAAGAGTACCGTGATAGGTTTTTCTCGGGGGGTGCAACTCCCCCGTCTGACCCTGAGCCTGATAAGCCGGGTGCAGAAGAAATAACCTATGAAGATTTATTTAAGTAAAGGAGAAAAATTATGCCTACTAAACCCCATATTGCAACACTCGTGAATAACACTCAGGATATCCTGAATGCTATTCGCAACAATGCCAGTATTAATTATCAGAACTATGTGCCTGTAGCAACTAGTGACCCTGAGAGCATCCGCGAAATTGGCTCGGTTATCATGTCTTATGCAGGACTCCAAAACGAATTCCTGTCTGCACTCGTTAACCGAATTGGCAGGGTTATTCTGACCTCGCGCACATATCAGAACCCGTGGGCAATGTTCAAAAAAGGCTTCCTTGAATTCGGTGAAACCATTGAAGAAATTTTTGCAAACCTTGCAAAGCCGTTTACCTTTGACCCCGGCATTGCTGAAAAGGAAGTTTTCAAGCGTGAAATTCCTGACGTCCGCACTGCATATCATGTTCTGAACTATCAGAAGTTTTACAAAGCAACAGTATCTCAGGAGCAGCTCCGACAGGCGTTCCTGTCCTATCAGGGTGTCACTGACCTTATTGCCGCAATTGTTGACAGCATGTACACAGCAGCAAATTATGATGAATTCATCACCATGAAATACATGCTTGCAAAGCGCATACTTAATGGTCAGATGTACCCTGTAACTATTCCGGCCGTTAATGCAGCTAATATGAAGTCCATTATTTCTGTCATTAACGGTGTTTCAAATCAGATGACTTTCCTCTCGTCTGAGTACAACCTCGCAAGCGTATATAAAGCAAGTAAGAAAGATGAACAGTATATCCTTGTTGACGCGCAGTTTGCTGCTACCATGGATGTTGAAGTCCTTGCAGCATCTTTCAATATGAACAAGGCAGAGTTTATGGGACACGTCGTTATGATTGATGGCTTTGGCAAGCTGGATATCGCAAGACTTAATGAGCTGTTTTATGGCGATGACACCTACGAGGAAATAAGCGCCGCGAATCTTACTGCGCTTAATGCAATCCCTGCTGTTCTGGTTGACGAAGATTGGTTTATGATTTTCGATAACCTTATGCAGTTTACAGAGCAGTACAACGGTCAGGGGCTATATTGGAACTACTTCTATCATGTATGGAAAACATTCTCCGTTTCCCCGTTCGCTAACAATGCACTGTTTGTCCCCGGAGCGCCGGCAGTCACGGACGTTACGGTTAACCCGTCTACTGCCACTATTGCCAAGGGGCATTCTATGCAGCTTACGGCGAATGTTACCACAACTAACTTTGCGCCTAAATCGGTTAATTGGACATCCACTAGTGATACTGTCACGGTTGACGCTGCTGGCATTGTCACTGTCCTTGATACAGCTACGACGGGTGCTAAAGTTAAAATCCGGGCGACTTCCACTTTCGATAGCACTAAGTATGCCGAGTGCGAAGTTACCATTGGTTAATATAGTGGGGAGCTTTTGCTCCCCACACCTGAAAAGGTGGTGTTCAAATGTATATAGAACCTAATAGTGAGGTATATTTGCTAGAAAATATACCGCTTGACCCGACATACGAACATACAATTTTATTTAAGTCTGCTAATGCGCAACGCGATTGGTTTAAAAAATGGGCTATTGTACATTTAACTAGTCAGTCCTATGTTAGAGCCGATGCTGGGCGAATGCGTGTAAATCGTTCAGCAGATAAACTATATAGCTGTAACTATATAATGTTTCAAAATACCTCGTACGGCAACAAATGGTTTTATGCCTTTGTTACTAGCGTTAGCTATATAAGCAATGAGGTCTGTGAAATTAGTTGGACTATTGACCCTCTGCAAACATGGCACTTTGAATATGAGTTGCAAACTTGCTTTATCGAGAGACAGCATACACCAACTGATAACTACGGTGAGCACATTATTGATGAGGGTCTTGAGATTGGCGATGTAGTTAATTCGGGGTATGTTATTTCTCCGGGGTGGGATGATTATTCTGTTTGCGTAGTTACGGCCTTTGACCCTAACTCCGTAGAGGCCGGGGATTTTAGCGTTAGCAGAGGCGGCTTTTACTCATACATCTACTCGGGGTTTAACATAGCTGTGTTCCCTGCCGATGGTGGTGGCCCTGCTGGAACGGGCGGGACTGAAACTAAATTAGATGCATTTCTTAGGGAAATAAACGAAAACAACCGCACGTCTAGTGTATTAGCGGTATTTATGTGCCCGTCTTTTATGGTTCAGGCGAAACAGCCCACTGCTTTAGGGGATTTTTCTAAGCCGTTATCACGCAATATTGACATAACACGCCCATACGGCAATGCATTTGGGTACGCGAACAAAGACGGCTCTTACTATCCCAAAAATCGAAAACTATATTCATATCCGTATTGCTCATTGATGGTGACAAATGGCGATGGTGACAGTAAGATATACAGATGGGAAAATTTTGTTAGCACTGACGGCAAAAATATTTCGTTTAACGAGGCATTTATTTTTGGCGCTTCGCCTGCGGCTTGCACAATGCCAGTATATTATGGCCAAGATGGGTTTTATAGGTTTTTATCACTTAAAGACCCTGACGTGAATAAATACCGGTTGATAACCAACCCCGATGAAGCCCTTATAATGAATGACTTTGTCACTTGTGCATATGCTGTTGACGCTTATCGCGCATGGCTGGCGCAGAAAAAAGCCGTTCTCCCATATGAAATAGCTTCACAGTATCTTGCAAATGCGCCCTTACGTTTTAATGCAAATCAGGCTATGATGGGTATGTCTAGCTCTAATATTCCCCCGTTTACAGGGCGCAATTTGGGAGGCGGCGACCCCCTCGGTCTAGTGAGTGGTACAGCATTGACACCATATTCGGCTGGCGCTACTGCTGCACCTGTTAGCGGTGGAGCAAGCGCAGGAGCTATTGCTAAAGCTGGGCTTGCGGCTGGTGGAGCTTCATTGCTACTTAATACGGCTGGGTTTGTGCTTAATCAAATGGCTCAATTTGCAGCAGCTAAACTACTCCCGGAGGGTATTAATGGTACGATAGCTGGCAACGGCTATAGCACAGCAATGCGCACTAAGCGCTTTACATATATACAGAGACAAATCAAAGCCGAGTATGCTGAGATTATTGACAAATATTTTACCATGTTTGGGTACAAAATAAACAAAGTCGGTATACCGTCTAGGAACGCAAGGCCGCATTGGACGTTTGTTAAAACAACTAATTGTCAAATCAAGGGCAAACTCCCGGCTGACGATGCCAAATTCATTTGCGAGATATATAACCACGGTATCACATGGTGGAATAACGGGGATGAAGTTGGCAACTATTATCTTGATAATACAGTTTGAAAGTAGGTGATACAATGGCAATAGTTAAAGGACGCGAATTTTGGCAAAGCGCAAGCTATAATAACGCGACGTTTATGCAGTATTATAACCGCCTTGTAGAGCTTGCAATAAGCATGTTTGACTGGAAGAACCTGCCCGATACTATAGATGCACGTTTCCTTGAGCTTGCACTATTTGGGGACGGCATGGCTGTATTCTTTGAAGATAAAACTATTGGCTATCTTGCATTGCGTACTACCATTGGCGGGAGACTTAATCTTTATAATATCCCAACAGACAGACGCGCATATGCTAGCAACGGCTATAACATGCCTCTAACGCAAGATAATAGCGTCATCATTTGGAATAACCTAATGCACACAAACAGCGTGCTTGAAGTCAGTAATTTTTCAAAGAGACTTTGGGATTTAGACCGAACAATTGACGTTAATGCAAAAGCGCAGAAAACACCCATATTAATTAGGTGCGATGAAAGCCAAAGGCTTACGATTAAAAACCTGTATAAACAGTATACAGGAAATGAGCCAGTAATTTATGGCGACAAGGGCTTGTCGGTAAGGCCGATAGAAGTGCTCGCGACTGGTGCGCCGTATGTGTGCGATAAGATATACGAGCTTAAAACCCAGATATGGAATGAGGCTCTAACCTATCTCGGCATATCTAACGTTAGCTATCAGAAGAAAGAGCGCCTATTACAAGACGAAGTACAGCGTAACCTAGGCGGTACAATAGCGTCGAGATATTCAAGGCTTGAAGCTAGGAGACAAGCAGCAGAAGAAATAAACCGTATGTTCGGGTTGAATATTGAAGTTGAATTCAGAGAAGATTTTACACTAGCTGTTGACGAGCTTGAAGATGAGGTGGATGAAGATGAGTAAATACACCACTGAGGTTAGATATATCTGCGCAAGTAAATCTAAGTTGCCTGAAAGCGGATATTTTGCTAGCGGTAAGAAAATTACTCCGCAAGAATATTGCGCCGCTGCTATGCAGGAAATTTTCGACGAGTTTATCGTCAATATGTATGCCGATATAGGGCATGCCGATGTACTCACTAAAATACTGTATCATTATTACACTAGAGAAATTGCGTTTGAAACATATTATCTTTGGAAAACAAATATAAACCGTTTCATGTGGGAACATTTCTCTGAGTATAAAGAGCTGTATAAAAGTATTGATGTTCAATACGATATGTTTAATGATGTGGACATTAAACGTGAGCATTCGGGTGAAAACTCTAGTAATGTTGAAAGTAAGACGAATAGCGGCAATAAACAAAGCGGAAAAACTAAGCAAAAATATTCAGACACACCGCAGGGCGCGCTTACTGGCATTGAAGCCGACAGGTATCTATCTTCTGCGCAGATTGTTGAGAATGCTAGTAGTGGAGACGCATCCGGAAATGCTAGCAGCGACGGAAAAGGCACTGAACATTATGTAGAGACTGTCAAGGGCAAACAAGGCAGCAAGGCATATAGTCAGCTTGTAGTTGATTATCGCAAAGCTATCATGAACGTAGATATGCGAATTATTAACGACATTTCGGATATGTTCTTTAATCTTTGGTAAAGGAGAGATTTGCATGATTGAAAAACTTAAATGGATAACATGGAGCATTCTACCCCTTGTGTATGACGAGAGCTTGTCATATGTAGAACTGCTAGACAAGGTTATTGCAAAACTGAATGAGGTTATTGAAGCAACCAATAACTTCACTAAACCTGTACAGGAAACTATCGAGGCGTGGCTTAAATCTGCTGAGGGACAGGCCGCTGTAGAACAAAGCGTCGGGGACTTTATAGAGGAATATTCTAAAACGCCTAGTTTCCAACAGGTGCTTGTTGCTGCGCTGGAAAGCCAGAGCGCTGAAATACAGGCTGCTGCTAAAGAGGCAACAAATGAGTATCTTTCTAGCACAGGCGGCACAACGCTTATTGAAACGGAAGTTGATTTGTTCCTTGATGTGTATGTCAAGAGTAATGCGTTTAAAGAAGTTGTAGGAGATTTTGTACTACAGCTAAACGAAATTCTGCGCGGAGATAATCTTGACATAAAGCAGATTAAAAGCGCTGATATATTTAGTCGTAAAGTTACCCTCACATCGGCTGAAATGAGCAAAGACTATAGCGTTAATCGCAGTTTCTTTGAGATAGATGTGACTGATGCCAATATCACGATGGGGCAGCCTAATAATTTGAATATGTCACTAGCAGAAAAGGCAAACTTTTCATTCAAGCCACTCTATATGGGTTTTTCAACGGGTGACGGGAAAAACCAAATTAAAATGGTTGCTGAGCCAACAGATGAAAGCGACGTAGCAACTAAGAAATATGTTGACGAAGCTGCTAATAAAAACCCCTACGGAAACGGGTATGTAATATTTGTCAATATATATCGTGACTCACAAGGTGTTTGGAAAAGCGAAAAACCTTTCAGTTATATCAAAGAGAATGTAACTAACGGTAATACCGTAGTACTGCGTTGCAATCTGAATGACCCTGCATATCTCACCTATGTGGGTGGCACTGGAACAACCGCAGTTTTTGCTGCAATACTCGGTGTTGCAAGTAATGAATTCCTTGGCGCGAACAACAAATACCCACTGTATTACTATGTAAATACCGTTACAATATCGAGTGATAACAGCGTAAAGGTAGACGCTACAACATGGTATGAGAAAAACTATTTGCGCTCTGACGGAAGCGTTCCAGCGCGTGGCACTCTGTCAATGGGGAACAACCAAATCACAAATCTTGCAGCACCGTTTAATTCTACAGATGCCGCGAATAAAGAATATGTAGATAGTAACGCAGGTGGCGCAATTATTGCAGAAGTACCGCTAACTAGTGAAAACCTTGCTAACTCCAAAAGTGGTCTAGTATATTCGATAACCGATAGCGAAATTCTTAAAAAAGTGCATACATGGTATTATAACCATGGCGCTCAAACTTCTAGTGGCGCATTCTTGATTAAAGACCAAGACTATCTAGGAACGCCCGAGAAGCCTTTGTATTGGAGGGTGCAGATTAATAACTCTTATTATGGCGCAGACCAAGATGATGGTACGGTGGAAATGAGCGGTTCAGGCAGCGGTTTTGCCGTACACAGCTTTGTGTATTGCAATTTCCACGCCACTGCAAGCGGCACAGGCGGTATTAGTTTCTATATACCGACTAATAATGTGCTAATGGGATACGCAGAAAGTATATCGGTATATCGCGATGCTGAGGGAATATTTTGGTCTAATGATGGCGACCATACTACCAAGACAACCACATTATCTAGCCTAAGTATGCGCAACTTGTGGGACGCGAGTCACACATACGCATTCGTATATGTGAAGAACGCTGACGGAACAAGCTTCGATCTGACAGGCGAATTCAATACTAAATCAACGGCCGATAATAAGACAGTATTTGAATTTAGCGCAATAATGCCCGATACTGGCGCACAGGTGCTTGTGCAAAGCGCTCCTCTTGATAGTAGGCCAAATAAGACGGGAAACGCGTATACATTCACAATTAGCAATGTTAGCGCGCAGGTAACAGCAACTCCTGTTCAAATAACTCGTGTAGGGGATGTTTCTTTGCCGACCGGGACTAAACAGTTAACGCTATACTTTACGGATTTTGTGACAGCATCTAGTTTTACACCTGCTGTAGGCGCGCATATTGTGGGAGGCCCTGTTTACAATTTTAAAATTGACCTTACCAGTCAATTTCCTGCGGGCACAAGCGTTACGGGATATATCACATTTGAAGTAGACGGGTACGCTAAAGCATACGGCGCACTTAATGGTAGTCTTATAGCCAAATGTAGCACATATAACGTAGGGGCTATTGACAGACTGACAAAGATATCCTTTATCTCTGGTGTAACGTCAGACACGCATGTATACTATGTAGCAAGTTAATTACATGGCGCTACTCGAATGAGTAGCGCCACTTTATATTTGTACAAATTGCACAATGTACTGTAATGCGCATAGTGTTGGTGCGCGGTGTGGTGCAGTGTGATTTGTACTGTGTTGCGTTGGGGAATTGGGAACGGCGGCGAGAACGGGTGAGCTTTT